AAGGATCGTCCTGAAGGTGGATTTTATGCTAAAAATGAACCATTAAGCAAAACACTTGACGCTGCGTCTGGGTTAAATCCTACCTGCGCACAAGGCGGAACGGCGGTTATGCAACCGATAGCAATACAGGGCAACCTCATTGGTCGTGACGCTGGGGGACCCCAAGGCGTAGGAGCATCGGACGCAGGTGTGATGTACACAATGACGAAGGCTGATGTACATGGAGTTGCACAACCGATAGCATTCCATCACAACGCTCAAGCGTGCCAGTTGCCGACAGAAAGCAGGGATACGAGTATATCCGACAGTCTCACTTGCAGTCAGCAAGCAGCAGTTGCGCAGCCGATTGGATTGGATGAAGAACAAAACGCAATGGATAATGCGTTTGGCACGTTAAAAGCAAGAACCGAAGGTGGTGGATTTGAAGGGACTGTTATGCAAACCGACATGGCTGTACGCAGACTAACGCCAACTGAGTGCGAGCGCTTACAGGGCTTCCCAGACACGTATACGATGATCCCTTGGAAGAAGAAGCCGGCAGAGGAATGCCCGGACGGTCCAAGGTACAAAGCACTCGGAAATTCGTTTGCTGTGCCAGTTGTTCGATGGCTAGGGGAGAGGATAAACGCTGTGACTGAGAAGCCATTTAGCCTGTTTGACTGATGAGCATATGCTGGCTGGATTTTGAGACGAGGTCACGGTGCGACCTCAAGAAGCACGGGGCGTACATATACGCAAAAGACCCAAGCACCGAGGTGCTGTGCCTCTGCTATGCTTTTGACGATGGCGAGGTGCAGACCTGGGATCCGATGGTGTCCGTCTTCCCTGTTGAGCTGGATAACTTCAAAGGGCAGATTCGGGCCCATAACGCATCGTTCGAGCGTCTCATCTTTAAGTATGTGCTTGGGTGCGACTTCCAGCTTGAGCAGTTCTACTGCACGGCCACGCAGGCACGGGCGAACTGTATGCCGGGCGGGCTTGGCGACTTGGGCCGGTTCGCAGGGCTTGGCATGCAGAAGGATTACCGTGGAGCGCAGCTCATCCGCTGGCTGTCCATCCCTCAAGCCGACGGGTCGTTCAATGAAGACCCGAAGCTGATGGATGAGATGATTGCCTACTGTCGCCAGGATGTTGAAGTCATGCGGGAAGCGAGCAAGGCGATGCGTGACCTCTCGGAAGAGGAACTCTACGACTACCATGTCAACGAACGCATCAACGACCTTGGAGTGCGTGTAGATATGCCACTTTGTGAGGCGGCAGTGAAGTATGCAGATGCAGAGAAGGAGGAGCTGGAACGGTTGGTGGCAGACATTACCGAAGGCGAGATAACCTCCGTACGCTCACGCAAGATGTGCCAGTGGGTATACGACAGGGTTGGTGCTGAAGGAAGGAGGCTGATGGAGGGGTATGTAGATGGAGAGAAGAAAATATCTATAGACAAGACCGTGCGGGCCAACCTTCTGGATCTTGCAGAGGGGGTGGCTGCCGAAGTTCCCCCCGAGGTTGCCGATGTTGTGCAGTGTGCTGATGACCTGTGGGCTTCGAGCGTTGCCAAGTTCACGCGTATGGTGGACTTGTCGGACAATGCAGACCACAGGGTGCGGGGAGCTTTCATCTTTGCAGGAGGAGCGGCAACTGGAAGGGCTGCCAGCTACGGTCTCCAGGTGCACAACATCTCACGCAAGTGCGCCAAAGACCCTGAAGCGGTTCGGGCATCAATGACAAGGGGGCATCAGCTGGTGCCGAAGCACGGGCCTGCCGTTACCGAGGTGCTGAAGGGTATGCTCCGCCCGGCGTTTATCCCAAAAGAAGGAAACATATTCGTCGTAGCTGACTGGTCAGCCATCGAGGGGCGAGTCAACCCGTGGCTGGCGAACAGCGCAGCCGGAGAGGCGAAGCTGGACCAGTACCGTAAAGGGCTTGACCCGTACATTGTCAACGCCTCTGCTACCTTCGGCGTACCGTATGAGGAGATTTATAAAGGGTACAAGGCTGAGTTGCCGAAGTACGACAGCATGAGACAGTGCGGAAAAGTCCAGGAGCTCGCCCTTTCCTATGGAGGGAAGACGGGTTCGTTTGACCAGTTTGCGGCAGGATATAAGCTATCAATGACCGAGGGCGAGGTTCAGAGGGCTATCAGCGCATGGACTCGCAACAACCCGTGGATGAGTACGCAGGGCTCCGCACTAGATACCGCGGTATGGTCTGCGATGCGCCATAAGGGCCGGGAGTTCAGCGGGCCGAGGGTTACATATATGTTTGACGGTGTGCATCTCTGGTATGTTCTTCCAAGCGGACGAATTCTTTGCTATCCATTCGCAAAAATAGAGAAGAATTCTGTAACTTACGCGAAGTCAGCATGGAAGCCAAAATCGGATGCGAAAGAATGGCCTCGTGCTCGGCTTTGGTTTGGAGATTACTTAAATAACACTACCCAGGCTACGGCGAACGATCTTCTGCGCCATGCCCTTCGCGAACTTGACGACCTGTACTACGACATCGTCCTTCACGTGCATGATGAAATTGTTCTTGAGGTCAAGGAAGAAGATGCGGATAAAGCCATTGAAGATATGACCCGTATAATGACCACGCCGCCGTCGTGGGCAGAAGGAATGCCGCTGAATATCGGCATAAAGAAAATGAAGCGTTACGGCAAATAACAACTAAATCACGGACTACAATGGGCTCCCTTCCCACACAGAAAGAATTCATCAAGTACATCGCAGGTCTGGCCGTAGATGGAGAGACAGCACTTATTGTCCGGCAGAAACTCAAAGGCCGTTCGGCCGAACTGCACGCCGATGGTGTCCTCAAGGCTACATGGGTACCGTTCATGCCGGAGCATCGCGTCAATGCCGACTGGGCCATCTATGGCAACACGGCATCGTTCATAAAAGACCGGTTAGCAGAGAAACTTTCGGCTTCAGCCGCGAATTGTGAATATGTTCTCTGCATGGTGCTCGACGATATCGGCACCAAGAGCAAAGAGCCGCCTCTTGACCCCACATGGAAGATAGAGACCTCTCCCGGGTCGTTTCAGTGGGGGTATACTTTTAGCGAGCAGCCGACGAAGGGAGCGTTTGCTGCAGCTATCCGAGCCATAGCCGACGCGGGGTTCACAGACCCGGGTGCCTGCAACGCGGTGCGCAACTTCAGGCTCCCTGGCTCGGTCAATTTGAAGCCTGAAAGGGCTGGATTCAAAGCCGTACTCATAGAGTTCCATCCGGAGCGTGAGTTCACGCTCGGCGAGATATGTGAGGCGCTTGACGTGTCACCGGGCGAAGACCTCGGCGCAGGCCTTTCACCGGTGGACGTCAAGCGGACCGATGATGAGGTGCTCAACTGGTTGAAGGACAACAACTACCTTCTGTCTGGCATCAACTCTGAAGGGTGGTGCGGCGTCGTCTGCCCGAACCACGAGCAACACAGCACGCCGGAGGATATTGGGGCGAGGTACAACACCAACGACCGTGGTTTCGTATGTTATCACGAGCATTGTAGCCATATAACATCGCAGGACTTCCTTGACTGGGTGGCGGAGAACGGGGGTCCGTCGGTCAACCACGGACTTGACCAGCAGACGCTTGTCGACACGCTGGCGCCCGCGCTCTCAAAGCTCAATCCGGACCCTAAGCAGCTTACGCAGGCGATGAAAGGGCTTGAGGACATTCAAAAGAATCAGGCCAGTAGGGTCGCCAAGGGAGATATATTCAAGCGATTCGCCTATATCATCGCTGATGACTCCTACTTTGACCTGCAGACCCGCAGGGAGTATCCACGAAGCGTGTTCAACGCGCTGTTCCGTGGGATTGAGTGCAAGTCTATGCACAACGCACGAAAGATTGAAGCCAGCATTTTTTTCGATGAACACAGGGACGCGCATAAGTCTCCAGTACTGGCGGCCATAACCTACGCCCCTGGGGAGACGGAACTTGTCGCACGCAAGGGAGATGTGTACGGAAACAGGTGGAAGGACGCCCGACCCAAGATCAATAAAGATGTTGTCATTCCAGATGAAAATATCAATCTATGGCTTGACCACGGGCGTAAACTGATACCAAACAGGCCCGAACTTGAGCATGTGCTTGATGTGATGGCGTACAAACTGCAGCACCCGGAGAGGAAAATCAACCACGCGGTACTGCACGCCGGACGAGAAGGCTGCGGTAAGGATACGTTCTGGGGTCCGTTCATTTGGGCGGTATGCGGTCCATATGCCGACAACAGGGGCTACCTTGACAGCTCGACGCTCAACACGGCGTGGGGGTATCATCTTGAGAGTGAGGTTCTGCTCATCAACGAGCTTCGTGAACCTACGATATCAGAGCGGCAGGCTATAGCCAACAACCTCAAGCCTATTATCGCCGCGCCTCCGGATTTTCTTGATGTCAACCGTAAAGGCCTGCATCCATACAAAGCCGCAAACCGGACGTTCGTGCTTGCGTTCTCGAACAGCCGGACGCCTATCAGTTTGTCCCCGCAGGACCGGCGCTGGTTTGTCATATGGAGTGAGGCGGAGCGCATGAGCAAGAATGAAGGAGCGCGGTACTGGTCGTGGTATGAGAATGGAGGGTTTGAGGCCATAGCATCGTGGCTTTATCAGCGCGATGTATCCGCATTCAACCCTGCGGCAACTCCTCTGGAGACCGAGTACAAGCAGATGCTGATTGACGGAGGAATGAGTACCGCGCAGTCTTTCCTCGTCCATATCATCAAAGAAGGTATCGGGGAGTTTCAGTCCGGGGTCATCGGTTCGCCATTCTACAAAGTGGCGGACAGGCTACAGGGTCAGGCACCTGCAGGGGTCAAGCTCCACCACGCAGGAATCATCGAGGCTTTGCAGGATGCGGGATGGCACAACTTGGGGCTCATCATGTCAAAACAGAACAAGACAAAGAAACAGATATGGATAAGCCCGAAGATGCGCGAAGATTTCATCACGGGGAAGTACTCACGCAGTGACCTTCGGAATATGGTGGAGGAAGGGCCGATGCCGAGAATCGTCAACATCAAGAAGGAGGCCTGATGAAAGTGCTTTTAGTAGACGCTGATTCGATCATACCAAATATAGCCTTGATGAAATTATCTACATGGCATAAATCATTAGGTGATGATGTTGAATTGGTACGGGCTAATCTTCCGTACTACCCGAACAAAAAGAAAGCCCCGTTTATTACACCGAGCGCAGATAAAATCTATTGTTCTGTTATTTTTGAAGGAAATAAGGAGTTTATCATAGGGGAAGGTATCATATTTGGCGGGACTGGGGTTGACTTGATAACAAAACTACCTGATAAAATTGAAGGCTGTTCTCCTGACTATAGTATTTACCCCGGCAATGACACTTCTTATGGGTTTCTCACCCGTGGATGCATTAGAAATTGTCCATTTTGCAAGGTGCCGAAGAAAGAAGGGCATATACATAAAGTTGCAGATGTAGATGATATCGTTAGGCATAAAAAAGTAAAGTTCTTGGACAACAACTTTCTGGCGTTACCGGAGCATAAAGAAATCTTGGCTGAACTTGTTAAAAAGAATATTAAATGCCAGTTCAATCAAGGGCTCGATATTCGATTGTTAGATGATGAGAATAGTTTTCTATTATCAAAACTCAATTATATGGGCAAATATTATTTTGCTTTTGATAATTGGAAATACAAAAACTTAATTGAGCAAAAGTTAAGTTTGTTATCTTGGCGAAAGCCTGATCAGTTAAGTTTTTTTGTTTACGTGCATCCAAACATGACTTTATCTGAAACAGTAAAAAGGATTGTATGGTTAAAAGAGCACCAGTGCTTTCCATACCTTATGAGGGATATAAGCTGTTGGGGTAGTGAAAACTCTGATTTCTTCGTTGACTTGGCTTCGTACTGTAATCAAATGCATATTTTCGCTAAGATGGAATTTCCAGAATTTATTGACCGTTGCGGAGAAAGGTGCTCTAACAAAAACAGGTTAGCAAAAAGTAAAAGGTTGTGGAACGAAAATCTATAATATTACACTCCATTACGAGGGTGCTTCAACATCAAGAAGGAAGCCTGATGAAAGAGTCCGAAATCGAAAAGCATTTCGTCTACACCG